TTTTTGTAATCTTTGAAGCAGGTACTCGATATGCTAATTCTGTTTTTGGTTTATCCATACCATCTTGTATAGGTTTAAAAAAGAAAGGATAGTTGTTAGATATAGGAACTATTTTATCTGTAAACATTTTTTTTGCGTCTGCTCCTGTTTTAGATAATATTCCTATACGTGCATTCTTTGTTATTGTACCTGTATTAACGCCTTCACACGAGCTCATAAACGAAAAACCAGAACGTCTTATTTTTAAGTAACACATTC